GTTCGGGGGTTACTTGTGGCTGCATTTGTGCTTCGTCTATCGGTGGTGTCGATGCCGCAACCTGGTCTGGTGTAAGTCCTCCAGGCGCAAAAGGTACGGGCATGTCTTCCGCTGCGATACCAACCGCTTCCATAGGATTCTGCTTGTAAATGACCGCATTCTTGGACAGTTCCTTCGAGTTGTCATACTGGGCGATTTCTAGGTAATCTACCGGGGAGATAAAGCCATTTAGCACATCGTTCTGTGCCTGCTCGAACTTGAACTCATCGTCAACTGGAAGAGTCTTGCCTGCGATTATTGTGACCTCAGAGCCTTCCTCGAAGTCGTCCTGGATAAGCTCAATAACCTCACGTGCGCCTTCCTTACCCATCCATTTTGCATAGTGGTACTCGGTGTAGCGGGTCTTGGAAAGCTGCATACCCCAGTCAAATGCCTCTTTGCAGGTGAAATCTACTGTTTGTACTAACTCGTTGAGGCGGAGGTAGGACTGTTGAATGAGTGCTAGACGACCCGCCTTGGTCTCTTGCCCCTCACGTTCTCCACGGAATGCTGAGGTTGCGGCCATGATGTTGTCTATCTCCTGACGCGAATCAAGCATGTCGTCGAATACCATCTGAGGGAGTGGCTGTCCTGTTTCACGCGTAACACCGTCTTTAACACCCTTGCCCCAAATTATTCCCTTAGTTTCAAAACGAATGCGCTGTGCGTCGGACTTGCCCATTACTGAGGCATCTACCTTGAGTACGCCGTTGGCAAGCTCGCAGTTCTCGTCAATATCCATCTTGCGCTTGTCGATACCGCGCTGTAGTTCGGCAGAAAGCGTAATCATATCTGTCCTGCCTATAGGACAGTTCTCATTGTTGAAGATGGTTGCAAAGATGTACGGCTTGCGGGGAGCATCGAAATAGTTGAAGTAGTACGGTCGGTAGTTTGGTGTCTCTGGTTCTACACCCATAGTCGCACCATCCGTAGGGAGGATGTCTCCTTCAGGAACGGCTTGAGCACTCTGACGGCTCGATTGTTCCATCTTAATGTTCTGCATGTAGTCTCGGCGCGCAGTACCCTCCAACTGTTTGATTTGCTGTTCTTCCTCTTCGGTGACGAGCATTCCGTCCCAGTCCCAGTACGGGTTCTTAATACAGTCAAGAATGATGTTATCTAGCTTGAAAATAACGTAATCCTGTATCCATGCTTCCTTGTATTTGACGTCAGGGTTCTTTATATACATCTGTTCCTCCCCCTGGTCGCCATAGAATCCATACTTTCTCATCAGTGCCTCTTTCTTCTTAGGGAAACGCTGTACGAGGGCGCAGAGGTTGTCCTGTATCTCCTCGATAATGAACTCTGAATCTTGCTCCTTACGGGCAAACTTACTAATACGCACATTTCGCGGGTCTATTGCCCTGAAATCGAAGTCTCCTCCTTCACCAAGAAGAGGGTTCCAGTAGGCTTTGATGACCAGAAGTCGTCCGAAATAGAGGTTTCGGAGGCCCATTCGGAGTATTTCCTTGAAGTTTAGGTCTGTGTACTTCTTTCTGAAGAAAGACTCTAGTTTACGTGCGAAATCTTGCGCTTGGTCGCCGTCTCGTGCTGGGAGGATGTTAATACCTGGCGGATTTGCTATCAAAGAGTTGATAACAGCCTCCATATTGACGAATACACGGTTTGCCTGTACTCGAAACTTGCGTCTGCGCTCTGGAAGGAAGCCTAGCCAGTCAGAATTGTTCTGGTAGACACGAGTGTTAGCCTCATAGACGGTACTTACTGTATCCCACAGCTCACTTGAGGATGTCCAACGAGACTCAACAAGTTGAGCCTTCGCTGTATCGTCGTATTTGGATATGTCTAGCTTCATTCTGTATAAAGCAAAAGGCGGACACGCCGATTTCTCGGAATGCCCGCCCGTTTTTATGGGTTGGGGACTAATTTACTTCATCAGGATACCATGAAGAGTATCCTGTCAACAATCTATGGTGTGGACAGGTGCTTACGAGAATAAAGTGTGTCTGCTCTCTGTACTGTCTGTAGTACACCATTTGCATCAAAGTGTAGGGCTATCGAGCCGTTTCTCGTCTGAAACACACCAGCTTCTATGAGCACGTTGAATGGCTCAAAATACTCCTGGAAAAGGAGGAACTTCGCCGCTTCAGCGTCAGGCATATACACCGCTACTTCAATTTTGTCCATGTTGGTTGTTTTCTGAGAAGGCTTTAGATATGTCCCATACATCGTGTGCGACTACTGGCTCATCTGTTGGTAAATCGCTGTAGAAAGCCCCAGCACCAGAGCCGAGCATCGCCAGGTAGGAATAGAGGTCGGAGAATACATAGTGGTCCACGCCCGTCGTGGAGGCCCAAATATAGCGTTCTATGCCCTTGTTATTGACTACTTTCTCTCTACGAAGGGTCTCAAAGTGCTTTATGTAGTCTTGGAAGTCTTTGTCCGGGGTTACACCAATAAGCCACTTGGCCTCAATCATGTTGGTTAGGAACTGGTCGAGGATACGGTCCCTATGCGAGTAGACTATGCCCTTTTTATCACCGTCTCCCCACCACACGATGGTCTGTGGATTATTGTTGTTCTCCATGAAGTAGGACATCTGCATGAAGGGGTACGTAGATACATAATGCTTGGAGGCTACCGAGTCTGGCATAGCATCAATAACGCCCGCTGTTGGCTTCCAGAGGCTTAGAATACTGTCTAACTCTCTCCAATCGGAGAATCTACCTACCTTGAGTAGTCCTTTATCCGAACGGATGGTGTAGTGCTTTATGTTTCCTACGTCGATTCCTATGTAGGTATTAGGGCTTCGGAGGTCTTTGGGGGTCCAAAGGTCTAGAATGGTAGTCCTAGACACAGACAGGTCTCCAGGAGAGTAAGGCTTACCAAGCACGAAGTTGTTGAAGTATGCCGGGTCTCCTTGAGAATCCTCAATAATCTCTTCTGGGGTAATCCAAGGACACATCAAGTGGGATATGTGGTATCCGGAAATCTTACTGCCGGGGTTCTGAGGTACCCATTTGCCCTGCCTACGAACGTCCTTGCTGATAGGCTCTCTACACGCCCTACAGACGTAGAGTTTACGCTCTATATTGATGGAATCAGGCCACACGAGGAAGTGTTCATCCTTACAATGAGGGCAGGTAATGACCCACTCCTTCTGGTCGCTTCTATGCCATTCCTGGTCTAGTTCATCTCTTTCTACTCCTGGGTTAGAGAACTGCCATGCTCCCTTGTATGGGGAAGCCTTGGTGCGGGATTTCATAGTCTCAATGGCGCTTTGGTCGCTACGGGACATCTCATCATGCACTCGAAGGTCTGCGGTAGTAGAGATTGCGGCAGTCTTAGAGACCGTACCCTTGAAGAAGAGGAATCGGCTGTTTATCTCCTTACGCTCGATACTATCCGAGTCCATCCCCTCGAACTCGTGCCTATTGGCCTGTAGAATCTTGTTTACCTTAGAAGCTACGAACTCTCGAACGTCATCATCTGTTGGGAAGGTGTAGATTACGTTGAAGAGTAGGTGTTTCACGGCAAACAGCACCTTGATGATGAAGGTGATGCTTTTACCGACCTGGGCACAGGCAACTACGACAATCCTAGGGTTGAAGTCTGTAAGGATATCGAGAAGGAAAGGTCTGTCGTAGAAATCGAACGCCTCTCCTTTCTCATTGACAATCCCACGTTCAGTAATCCACTGAAGGATACTGTAGTACTGTTTGTCGTCTTTAGGTGCGGGTTTCGCCATTCTTAGGTTCCTCTTCTGTCGTGATTGCCGTCTCAATGTTTACTAGGCTCATAGCGATTGCAGTTGCTGACTCTAGGGCAAGACGTGTGACCTTGAATGGGTCAATAATGCCTGCCTCGAACATGGCAACAATCTCCTTCGTCTTGAAGTTATACCCGGTCTCCTTGAGAAGGTTCGGTATGCTTTCAAGCTCTATGCCAGCATTGTGCGCCATCTGCTTGAACGGAGCACGTAGGGCTTTAGCAAACATTGGGTCTTTCGTGATAGACGCTACTTCGATTAATGCGGTACCGCCACCAGGCAATATTCCCTCCTGAAGTGCGGCTTGGGTAGCGTTGATGGCGTTCTCAAACTTATACTTCTTGGCGTTGAACTCGCTATCTGTGTAAGCACCTACCCGAATCACACCAATTCCTCCTGTGAGAGCCGCTAGACGGTCTTCCAGCATACCCTTCTGATACTCGCTGGTAGTTCCCTCAATCTTACCCTGTAGCTCGTTTATACGGGCTTGTAGAGCCTCGCCACCCTTCCCGCCAATGATAGTCGTGGTATCTCGATTGACAATGACCTTCTCTGCCCTTCCACATACAGCGATAGTCTGGTCGTCCAGGCGCATGCCCATTTCCTCACTAATGACCGTTGCTCCGGTGAGAGCAGCCATGTCGAAGAGGAAATCTCTTCCTGCTGATGCTGAATAGGGATTCTGTACACAGGCGATGTCAGCTATCTTATTTACTGCGTTCTTTGCAAGAGTTCCAAGTGCAACTGAGTCTACATCTGTGGCTATGAAGAGAATATCCTTCCCAGTACCAATAGAGTTGAGCAGGCTTAGAACTTGCTCGTTCGTGCTTATCTTGCGGTCTGCAAGGACAATGTAGGCATCTTCAAGGACAGTCTGGGCATTCTCATGGTCGTTGATGAAGAACGGGCTAATGAGTCCTTTATCAAAGCGTGCGCCCTTCACTACCTCGTGTGTGTAGCCTAGTTTAGAGCCTTTCTCCACGGTTACAACGCCATTTACCCCTACTTCCTTGATGACTTCTGCAATGAGCTTTGCTACTTCAGGGTCGAGAGAGGAGATAGCAGCAATGCGCTCTACGTCTTCTTCTTTTACCTCTCGCTTGAGTTTGGAGAGTTCTTCAAGGACAGATGCAAGCCCTGCGCCCAGTCTTTCTCTAACTTCACGAATCTTGCTAGAGTCATTGGCGATTTCTTTGAACGCCTCTGCGACAAGAGCTTGCGTGAGGACAGTAGTAGTAGCAGTACCGTCGCCACCTTCTGACGAAGTACGAAGGGCAGCTTTACGTAGCATTTGTAGACCCAGTTGTTCATGTTTGTCCTTGAAATCTAGGTGTTTAAGTATTGTTACGCCGTCATCACAGTGAATGGGGTCGAGGCCGGGAATCTCTATCACAGCCTCCATTCCTACTGCGCCAAGCGTGGGGCGAACGGCATCACAGGCCTTATCTATACCAGCCTTAATCTTTAGGCGTGCCTCGTGTCCTTGAGTAATCGTCTTGCTCATACAAGTGCCATAATGTCTTCTACTTTAATAAACTTGAGCTTCTTCCCCTCGTGTTCAATCTCGTGTGTGTCTGGTGAGTATTTAGCGAATAGGACTGTATCTCCTACTGCAACCTGTTTGTTACCCATGTAGACAGGGACATCCTGTGGGAGAATGACCACACGGCCCTTGTAGGTAGAGGAGTCTTGCACTTCGACGGTCTCGAACCCTTCCTTCTTAGGCTCTTCGATACGTTCTACTACTATTCTGTTATTTGAGATGTGCATTTTTGCGTCCATAAATCAGTTGGTAATTAGTCTCCCAAGGCTGCAAGATGTCGAGAGCGTGTCTACCTCTATCTCTTGCCACCCGCCTGCTCTTGAACCAATATCTATCGCTGAATCTGTCAGTTATGAGGCGTTGGCACCAATGTCCTTTTAGGCACTTTGTCTTATAGAAGGCGATGTACTGAGAGGGATTTGACCAATCTATCTCTACTTCCTTGATGGTTTCAGACTGAAAGTCCTCCTTGCAGGTCTCACAGAAGAACTCTTTGATGTCCTTTACCTTAGTGTCCCTGATGAGGTCGTTGCGCTCCTGCTTGTCCTTTTCCCTGTCTCGATGGTACTGGCGGTCTGCGGCGTTCTTCTCCTGTGCCTCAAAAAGCATCCTGATATGGTAATGCTCTTCTATGAGGGGGCGGGGTGTATGTTCGTATCTCACAGTCCGAATATACCTTTTATGCCCATGTCGTCGTTCTGCTGTTGCTTGAATTCTGCTTCTGTGCCTTCACCGAAGAATACTGCTTTACCGTCGCCCATCTCAGGAATGGAATCTATCTGCTCCTGTGTAAGTTCCTCAATAGCTTTAGGGTCTTTGCCAGAGAGTTTAAGAATGTTCTGGATTCTCTTGAACATGGGGTTTTAGTAGTTGTGCTTTTATTCTATCCTCCATAGCCTTAACTTCCTGCTGGACTGATTCGCTGAAGATAAAGTTATAGGTGTTCCCCTGCTGTTTTTGTGGCTCTTCATCACGTTTTGTCATTCCCAATACTTCTGCTCCTAGCTTTAGCTCTTGGATTCTATTCGCTGGTTTTGCTTGTATATCCTCTACTAAAGCAGTAGTTATGAGTTCCTCAGTTAAGCCTAAATCTCGTAGGGCTTGCTTGAAACCAATGGTGTCTGTAACTGTTTTTGGTGTTAGCGCGGTCTTTTCTGAGTATCCAGACTTTTCCAGGATTTCTCCTACTGGCAAAGGGGCTTCTCTTTGCAGATTTTCTACTATGGCCTTAGCCGCCACTCTCTGTTTGGGTGTCGGGTTGGTCATCTGAGAGGAATTCTGCGGGGGTTGGCACTGGTTTTGGAGCACGCTTCATGAGGTTTATGGTTGAACTAACACCCATTTCTGCGTTGTATTTTGCTAGGACCTCTTGGAGGTCTTTGGTGAGAGCCTCTGCTTCTTCTTTGGAGAGTTCCTGTAGTTCGTAGTCCATCTAGAGTTTTGCTAGTATTTCGTCAATAAGTGCTGCCTCTCCTTCTTTTGGTTTATATTCTGTGCGTTCAAGTATGTCCTTGATTCCGGGAACTGTCGGTAGCTCTACAGTCTCTACCAGAAGTTCGTTGGTTTCTTTAACCACATCTTCTGTCGTTTCAGGCTGAAACTCATACTTATCATCTTTTAGCTCACCGTATTTTGCGTAAATCTTGTTACGGTCTTCCTCGAAGGTCTTGGTAACCTCGAATAGCGGTTTAAGCATTAAGTCTCGTGTTCGAGCCTCCTTAAGGGAAAGCACGCCGTCAGTTGCCTTCAGCGCGAGGTAAAACAAAACTAAGTATTTCTTTTCTATAACGAGCATCCTTTTGTTTAGGTTGTGCTGATAATGGTTCTATTCTCGACTACTATCTGGATTAGTCAAGTTATCCTGTGTGGACAGTGCTCGTCTAGCGTCTCTCATTTCCTTATCTCTCTTGCCACGGCGCTTAACTTTGCAGTCGAAGCAGGTACTTCCGTCTTTAGGGATTACTATTCGCTCTATTTCTATACTGCAAAACTTACATGCAACCCTTTGTTTTATTGGTTTCATACTAGAGTTAGTTTCTTTAGGGCTTCTTCCTTATAGTGGGGGAGGTTGGACATAAGATTACTTGGTTAGTATAGGTAGCCCGCAATCGTGGCATTCAGTTGGTTTGTAATCGCAAGGACTGCCGTACTTATGGCACCCTTGGTGAATGGTTGGTTTTTTGCAAGTGCAGTGTTCCATATCTTTAGAGTTACTGTAAGAGGGCGGCCACCTCGTCTAATGTTTTATTTACCGCCAGCATTACCTGCTCGGTGGTTTCAGGTGTTCCGAGTAGGGGCTGTTGATACTTCATTCCCTCTAATTTTGCCCTAAGAGCTTCTTTCTGGGCGGTCAGGAGGCGTTCTATAAGAGTTTCCAGCGTAGTTATTACTTCCGCTTGTGTTTTAGGAGAGAAACCAGCGTCATCAAGACGCATTTGTGCCATACTTTTCCAATTTATCTCCCAGCTCATTGTGTCGTTGGTGGTGGACATACTTCTAGTGTGTGGTTAGGGCTAAAAGTTCTTCATAAGTCGGCTCCACCAAGAAAGTGCGTGGATTTCGTTCCTTCTCTGTGCTTTTCCACACGAGAGACCTTTCTTAAATCCTTCCTGAAAAGACCAGTCTTTCCATTCTTGCAGTTTTGCTTCGGTTATTGTTTCCATACCTGAATAAGTTAATTAGTGGGGTTAAAGCATTTTGTCCTCTATAATCCCGCGAAGGTTGCTGATTTCTATTTCGTCCGCGTTCATCCGTATAAGCCTCTCAAAACGCTCTAGGAGCATTGCGGGGGTGTAAGTCATCAAGGTTTGTCGGGTCATACTGAATAGTGTTAGTTAGCTTGTAGTAGTGGGCTGGTTCTTTAGCCATTCAGCGCGGAACTTTCTCTTTTCAAGGCGGTAAAGCTTTCTTTCCACCGTTCGCGCGATATATTTGGCGATTATGCTTTGGAGCCACCTGATACTAATAAACTCGACAAACCATGGCATCTCGTAGAGGATAAATTCTTCTTTCTTCATACGCTTATTGGTTTACTTCCTTAGATTCCTTGGGGGCGGGACTCTTCTTGATTTCTCTCATCGCGAAACTTATATGCACCTTCACCATCTTCCTAAGACCACAGGTTTCGCAGTTTTTCTTCCCCTGTGGGTGTAGGAGACAGTTCTTACCGACCTTTGCGTGAAGTTCGCTCAGGATAGTAAGCGGGTCTTTTTTAGTTAGTCTGTGCCATTTCATAAGTCTTTACTGTGATTGGTGGAGGGCTTCTTCTAGTCGGGCTTTCGCTAACCTAGCGGCAACTCCAACGAAGGTAAATGCTCCCCAGCCAGCAAGTACCCAGGCAAGAACTAAGCTCGGCACACCTTCACCGAAGCGGAACACGAGGAAAGAGAAGATGAGTATCAACCATGCTTGTGTCTCCCATATTTCTGCGGTAAGTCTGTTTTTGTTCATAGTACAGGGAATAGGTTATGTTCTTAGGTTGGTAGGGGACTTCCTTCGTTCGGCGAGCATGATTTTATAGAGTCGGTTTAACTCCTTCTTACACGCCTTACACGAACGGTTGCCTTCGCGGTCTCGATAGGTGTTCTCTCCCGTGAACTCGTGCCCCTTGTAGCAGTGGGTTTTCAGCACATTCTTGGCGGGCATAGAGTCGCTACGGAGTATGTTCTCGCGCTGGGATACAGGCTCTAGGTGCGTTGGGTTTACACAGGACTTATTCCGGCACAGATGGTCTATCTGCTTCCCGTCGGGAATCGGCCCAACGAACGCCTCATAACTAACTCGGTGAGCCTTCTTTGACTTCCCGTCCACAGAGATATTGGCGTACCAACCCTTGGTATAGCCATTCCATACCCAACACCCGTTCTTGTCCCTCGTTATGTTGGCTAGGATTTTAGCTTTCATGTTGTCGCTTGTACTCTTCGACTGCTTCTTGCTGCCAAACCGCCTTCTTCTGGCGGATGAAGTCTTTGATTGTATCGAGCGTTCCTTTCACATCGTGCTTCCAGGTTTTTTCCGCATCATCGTCCATTTTCCACACGCCCGATACAAAGTTTTCTGGGTGGAGTGCCTCAAGACGAGCTTCAACTACCGCCCAAGAGAGTTCTTTGGGGTCGGGGGTGGCGAGATGTCTTTCGACTTCAGCTTTTAGGTTAGGAGCACCGAGGGACCGGCAATGGTCGAGGGAATGTTCGGCAGGCTCAAGTACCGGGTCGCCATTGCTCTTACATAAACACTCCTTCCCCGTCTCATTGGCTGAGGGTGAATGGCAGGGGCAGTCGCCGTGGTATTTACAGTTGAACCATATAGGCGCGCCCACTTCGACTTCGGGAGCAATACACTTCTCACAGCACCCCTTATCCGTAGGAGAGGGGGTCATAGCGTTTCGAGATACTGCTCGATGGTCTTTGGACTCTTTCCGTTCAGCGCGCGAACCATGTCGACCATATCTTGCTCGGCAGCCATGGCTATCGTCTGTTCTGAATGAACCTTCGGTAGCGAGATAGCCCGGTGGTATGCCTTCCATGCTTCGGGGTCGAGGAGGATTTGCTCGAATGTCCATCGTGTCTGTGAGTGAGCAGAGTTCCAAGTATCGAAGAAACCCTCTCCGAGGTAGCCGAACAGTTGGTAGCCGTTGTTCCACCCTCCCTCGATAGCAGCTTCAATAAAGCGCTGAATTGTCATAGGCAGTAGTTAGTCTCGGTCATAGGGTTTCAACGAAATAAGGTAGGCCGTGGAAGCATCTGTAGGACGTTCTCCCATCGCCGCTATAAGTAAGTTGCACAGTTTCGTCGTCGGCTTCGATAAGCACTAGTTTCTGGTTTTCTAGGTTTTTATGGCCCAAAGAGTATTGGGAAGTCCCACCAGATGGGAAGAACAGTTCGACGCATCGAACGGTTGTGGAGTTAGTCTTTTCCATGGTGTTAGTCTTTACGCTTCTCGCACGCTATGTGCGTGTTCTCGAAAAATAAGAACGCTTGGCGAGCCAGCTCGCTTTCTTTTACTTTAAGGCGTTTAGCCTCTTTCTTTATCCATCTCGCCTGTCCGTCTTCTAACCAGAATGATTTCTTTATCATTTCTATACCGTATCACGGCTACGGATACGTGTACAGACCTACGTGTTGATAACTTCTAGCCCCTTCAAAATAGCCTTATATTCCGCGATTAAGTCGTAGTGGTAATCCTTAGACTCTTTGGTTATGAGTCCTTTGCGTGAGAAAAGTTCGTCTACATATTCCTGTCCTTCAATCCGTACAAGTCGTCTATAAAACTCTGCGCCATTCCCTCCGAGGTTAATGTTGCAGTCGTAGCACTGGGGTCGCAGATTCTTGAGGTCGTACTTTAAAGATAGGCCACCCTTCGAGCGAGGTATGAAGTGGCCTGTATGGCAGTCCTTGCTGGCGAGTGGTTTATCGCATGTGTAGCAAACAAACCCATAACGCTTTCTGGTTATCTGCTTACAAAGCTCCCAGGTCTTGTTTTTGAGGCTTCGTAGTACGGATGGTGCTTTCGGCTTCTTTCGTTCGCCTACGGGGCGTTTTGAGCCTCTGGTAGCCTTTCTATAGGAGACTTCAATCACGGGTTCACTCATGCAAGTTCTCAGGCGTCCCACAAGTCTTACACCTAGGGTAGTCTTCTTTCTCGAACTTGTGAGGGCCGTGTTGGGCGTTCTTGGCTTTGTGTACCAAATCGTCTTCGCCGAGCGTAATAGCGTCGGCGATTGCCTTCTGAGGGTTCTGTGGGTTTAGGCGGATAGCCTGGCACAAGCGGGCATAGGAGGTGCTTTGGAGGTCTTTGAGGTCTACGTTGTTCTTGATGATGAAGGTTCCGGCTTTGAGCATATTGCTGGCCCAGGTCTTGCTCCGAGAGAGTTCCATCTTGCAGTAGTCGGCGAGAGTGTCGTGGCCCCACGAGAGGTAGAGTTTCTCTTCTGAAACTTTATGCACTCGCTTCGCCAGCTCGAAGTAGGTTATCTCTGCTGTTATGTTGAGGTCTGCTATCTCTTCCCGGAGTTCTTTGTTGTCTGTGGTGGTGAGGTTCATGGTTAGTTTATTATTTCTAGCGAACCCCATTGGTCTGCCATTGCGTCTGCTATTCCTTGGAAGGTGGTGCTTGCTTCCTTCCAGTCTTTTGCAACACCTTTTGTGGCCTTCTGTCCTCTCGCGGCCCCTCCGGTATTAGATGGCAGGAACGGTCTGTATTCTTCTAGAATGTTCGTCGGGACGAGCGGTGGAAGGTTCCTGAGCCAAAGGAGTGTCCGCTTTGAGTACGGGTGGCCGAACTGATATGGCTGTATTGCTTGCGTTGGTTCCGGTAGGTCGAATATCTTTAACGGAGTTGGGTTTTCTACTGCAACTCTGTCTACATACCCTTCTTTTTGTGCGTTGAGTAGTTGTAAGAGGAATCTCTTGCCTTCCATTCCTAATGCGAGCCTCTCTTGGTTTATCTCACCTCCAGCGTGCAACCACCTGGCCCCCGCTTTGGATAGATAGGTACACGGCGGGTGTGCAATCATCAAATCCCATCCCCACCAAATTACGTCGAGTACGTCACCCTGCATATGCTTATCCGTATACTTTCCTTCACCTGGGAGTAGGTCGCAGGACATCACTTCATGCCCACGTTCGATAAATGCATCCCGTACTCTTCCTGAATATTCGCAAGCAACGAGGACTTTCATATCTTATTTAGGATTATATCCTAGTATCTCTCGTTCTTTTGCGAGCCATGCGTCTTCTTTGGAGTAGTTTCCTTTCATCCGGGTTGCGATTTTGGCGCTCGCTTCGCCGAGGCTTTTAGCAGTATCTTTGTCTCCTATTCGCAGGGAGCTCTTGAGTGCTTCGAGTATTGTTGTGCGGGCCTTGCGGTCTGCTTCTCTTGTTTGTGAGGTAATCATGTTGGTTGTTGCCAGGTTTCTTCTTCTTCGACTTCCCACGCTTGTTCTATGAATCTACCGTCTATGTAGTTGAACTCGATGTTTCCAGTCTGGCCCCGGCGGTTTGCTTGAAGCGAGAGGTTTGTCTCGTTGCTTACCTCTACTCTACCTTCTACACGGGCTGTCCTGCGCCAGACGAGCATGGTTAGGTCTGCCTCCTGTGCCATAGCGGAGGAGCCTTTAATATTCTCAATGTCTGGGTTTTGTGTGATTCCTACTTTCGTAAGATGGCCAAGGAGGAATATGAGTACGTCCCACTTAACGGCGAGCGAGTGAACAGCGCGGGATATGCGTTCGAGGCGCTGCGGTTCCCCTTCTCCATCTCTAACCTCGTCGTCTGACACGAACCCTATGTGGTCTATGAATACTACTTTTGAGTCGTATTTTGCTTTGGCTTCGACAATCTTCTTCTCTACCCATTCGAGCGTTCGCTTCTCATTCTGGCGCGGGGTGAAGAAGTGCGGGTACGTCCCAGTTTTAGAGTGAAACTTACGCATGAGGTCTATCGCCTTCTCCTCGAACGAGAGCCAGAGTGGATTCTGGTCTGCGAAGCGTACCGAGAGTTCCATACACATCGAGGTCTTGCCGTGTTTGGTGATACCTGAGACGAAGATACTCTCGCCTGTGGTAAAACCCTCCATCTTCTTGTCGAGTCCTGAGAATCCTGAGTAGAACTTTGGCTTCTCTGGCATACGGGCGATTTCCTCCATGAGTTCCTTTGAAGAAACCACGCGGTCGTCTCCGGCGTATTCTTCGGCTATCTTTTGAAGGCGAAGTAGAGTCTCTGCTTGCTCGATAGTTGCAGTCTCGCGCTTAATCTCAGTCTCTATTGAGCGTATGAGTTTTTCTGTGTCGTTCATACGCGCTTGTCGAAACTCTTAACTACGTCTACCCAATCGAACCCGTTGCGCCATGTTTCGCTTTCAAGTTCTTCCCAGCGCCTCTTAAGACGACCAGGAGTTATATCGGCACGCTTCGCACGACCAATAGCCCCCAATTGTGCAGGAGTGCTCGTAAACTTAAAGCCTCTACGAGTTTCAGCCCATGAAACGAGGGAGAGAGCTTTCTCGTCTTTCGGTACTTTAGCTGGGCGTGTGGATTCTTCTTGAACTTCTCTCACTAAAAGAATCGGAGCGTCAGCGACGACAGTATTATCTATACTAACCTTACCTAACCTATGTTGACGAGTCGTTAACGGTTCGTTAACGAGAGGTAAACCTTGTAGAGAATCCTGTGTATACGCCCCCGTTTCCTTCACAAACAGTGTAGACTTCTCATCTAGGTACTGAGTTGGCTTGTACCAGTCCTTACGAACAAGGTTGTTAACTCTCCAGTGTTTTATTACTAAAACTCCATTCTCAAATGGGATAGTGAACCTCTTGGCAATAAGAATCTTTAGGTCGTCTTCAGTCGCCCCACAGGAACGCATAACCCCACGCGGGTTAACGAAACCGTCGTCGTCAGCCTTCATTCCGAGGTGGAAATAGAGAGACTGAGAACTTGTCGGCATTTCCAGGAACGCGTCGCTTTCTACAATATCGGGAGAGAACATTCGCCGTTGAGCCATACTCAAGCATTAAGTACAGCCCCACCGCCGGTCAGGTGAATGGGGCTGAATTTAAGGTTCGAGTAAGCTGACCGGCTCATTACTCATAACTATAGTGGCAACTCGCCTGGCCGTCTATCGGGAGGTGTGTATAACTTTTCTACGAACGGTACGCCCATATAACATCTACGTTCTCCGGTTTTCTTGTAGTGTTCGTGCTCGTGTTTTGCGCCACAGGATAAGCACCAGTTGCGGTTTCCTGCTGAAACTCTTGCCTTTATAAACCCATACGGACTGTCGCACTCCGGGCAATACTCGGTTGGGTCACGCGAGGGCATTTTGTACCTTCTCAGCGTTCTCTGGGAGAGCAATCCACTCCTTTAGTTTTGGGATACCTACGCAAATCTTTTCAGTCTGAAACGCGTAAGTGTTGCCGAGTTTCTCTATCACCCCTTTCTCTAGCGCTTGTTCGAGTAGGTCGCTCTTTGAGGAGAAACCATTACCGAAGTACATCTCTAGTACGCACTTGCTTCGTTCGGTGTCAGCGAGTTTGTTCTTCTTTATCTCAACCTGCACCTGGCAACCGATAATGTGCGGGGTGTCGTCTTTATTCTTTCCTTGGGCGAGGTTGTTGCCATTCCTTGAAAGCCGAATCCATACGGACTTGTGATACTCCAACTTCTTACCGCCGGACGTTTTTACAGAAGGTCGCCCACCGTTCGCCTCTATAGGGGTGTACTCGTGATTTAAGACGACGAGCGCATTGTTGTTCAACCAGAGCATAGGAACTATCTTTCGGCAGAACCGAGCGACGAGAGATGATTGTGCGCCAATCGTTCGACTTCCACTGTCCTTCTCCGCTTCTTCGCGTGGGTGCAAAGCCCCAACCGCGTCTATAACTATCAAAGTGTTCTTTCCCTTTTCTACATACTCTAGGAGTTCGTCGAGGGAGTCCTCTGCCGCGCGGGTTTGTAGGAGGCCCAACTCGTCAGTGTCTACTCCAAGTTTCTTTGCGTACTCGGAATCCCACGCCCACTCTGCATCTACCCAGATACATTCCCGACCTTCGGACTGTGCTTGTGCGACCAGAGAAAGTGCTAGAGAAGTTTTACCAACCGACCAAGGCCCGGAGATTTCTGTAATCCTTTTAGTAGGAATACCGCCCCCAAGTATTCGGTCAACCTGAGCAAGTCCGGTACTTATAACTTCATATCCTTCTGCTTCGGAGGCGCGGGGTATAGGCATAGTTTTCTTCTGAAACTGTTAAATGAGTTCGTCTACTACATCCATCAAAGTCTTTCGTTCGCGTGTTGCTTTTATTTTAAGGCGCTTCCACGAAGACTCGTAAACCCTTATATTTACTGTGTTTTTCACGATATACACAGGTTAGCATTATGCGGGCTTGCACGCAACAGGGGACAGTGCTACATTGACTAGAGACAAGAGAAAGGACGGCCCGGTATCAACTAGACTCATCCTCATCTCGAAGTCAGTCGTCCTCGTTAGGGGACGGGAGGAATAGGTTGGGTTGGCCCGGATTCCCACGAATCTAACAGCCTGTATACCTAGAGTGGGTTCCTCCCGCCCTCTCGTGAGGGAACATTAAAAGCCTTATGTCCTTTGTGTGGTTCGTGGGGAGTTTCAGGAACTCATAAGGCTCCTGGGGCAACAGTGCCCCGTGAGCCACACAAAGGAAAACAAAATACTATGAACAAATGCAAAGTATGTGAGAACACGGGAATAAAGAAAGTAGCGAACGGCCCGGATGATGTAGAGACAACCTACTGCCACTGTACTGTTGGAAAGTCTTACGAGTTTTTCGATAACGACTTCTCTGCTTGGTGGAAGGAACAGGTTAAAAGTCTTGCTAACGCTAAGAAGGTATGAACAAAGTTTCAGAACTTAAACAGTCGGTGAGGGAGGGGCTAGAAAAGTTCGATACCGACTCTAAATACAACCTACAGCAGGAAGACCCAGCACACTTTCGAGCTATGGAGGTACTTCTTAATTCAGTAATAGACCAAACCATTGCGCTCTGTGAGAAGGAGGTGGTACCTGACTGTCCTAATAGCAGTTGCGACCAAAATGGAACAATTGCTAATCAAGTGGCGGAAGGAGAGTGGGAGCCTGAGCAGTGCCAATTCTGCTATCAAGTTCGCTTGCCGTTAAAAGAAAAGTTCGCCTCACTAAAGAACATATGAACGACCTAATCCAAACCCTCCAGGAAGCAGGAGAAACTCTGACGATGGACTCTATAGGTCGCGCGATAGTAGAGGCGTATGGAGACAAAGCCTACTTAGTAGCAGAGGGTATTAACCGACACAAGTAATATGGATTGCACACTTTGCGACGAGCGCGGAATGATTCAAGACAAGTCGGCACTACCAAATTGGTCTGCCAGTTCTTGTAAGTGCGGAAAGTACGGTCGCTTGATGGAGGAACGGTTCAAGGGGGTTTCGCTAGAGCAATTACTAGCCTACGGTTTTGCGCGCCGGGCGCAGAAGGAAGCACAAATGCACCATGACTAAAATACTAAACATTAAGAAGTGGGACTTTCCCTCGAAGCGAAAGGACACCATAGACCTGAGCGAGTTCGGCTCCATTAAGAGTTATCGCCCAGTTTCACGCTCTAAAACAACCCTCGACGTAATCATGTTCGAGTTGGCGAAGTTCGTAATGGTTATCGGAGCAATCATCTTGTTCGTTCTAGGACTCTCAATGGTATGAAAGACCCACTTGGAGAAACGCATAACCTGTCAGTGTTGGGTATGTTCCATATGATAGTTGGACTGTCTGTAGTATGGGGAGGGATTATGTATATCTTTGTTCGCGGGGTAATGAGCTTCTTCGTATGAACTCTCCCTGGTCAGCAGAATACTCCGGCCCGTACCGTTGGGATGAGGCAAGAGAGAGAATCCCGAACGACTACGGCCCACCCGACAGCCTTCACTACAAGAACTATAAGGTTATGAGCCGGGAGGAAGAAGCAGAATATCTTGACTTACTACTGAGCGACGAGGAGAGAGGGGAGCAAATAATCTGGTAATTAAATAACTATGGACTTTCTACCAAAGAACTACGAAGCACCGAAAAGCGAGGGGAATTATATGAAGCTGAAGAAGGGTGCGAACCCTATCCGTATCCTTGGCCCGGCTATTACAGGCTTCGAGTACTGGAATGCGGCGAATAAGCCTGTCCGTTCCCCAGAAGGATGGGATATGGCCCCTCTTGATATGCGCGAAGGTGAGCGAGTTAAGCACTTCTGGGCTTTCCCTGTGTGGAACTACGAGGTCGAGAAGGTGCAGATTCTCCAACTTACACAGAAGTCTATCCAGGGCGCGATTCAGGCCTACGTAGACAACAAGAAGTGGGGCGACCCAACTAAGTACGACCTTGTTATAACCCGCGTAGGGGACGGCCTTGAGACTGAGTACACCACAATCGCAGAACCGCACTCAGAGGCACCAAAGGCTGACATATCAGGCATAAACCTCAACGCCCTCTTCAAGGGAGAAGACCCGTTTACGTCTAAAACTGACGCAGGAGTTCAGTACCCTACAGAAGATATAAAGCCGGAGGATATACCCTTCTAGCCCCCCATCAAAAGGGATATACACAAATAAAACAAACAGGTATGGAAGACAACAAAATCGCGGCTCTATTCTTCTTCGCTATGGGGTGGGTTTCAGGAAGCGCTTTCGTGTTCTTAGTATTCCTTTAACCACCAACAAATAAAACATCTAACGTACATCTGTATGGAGAAAACTAAGCAGGAACTTCAGGAAACACGCTGGGAAGAATGGGCTAAGTTGAGTTTCAGACATAAACTTTACCTCTTTTCTTCTATTGAGCGTCAGTATGGCGGGATTATGCGAATAGACGGACAGCGCGAATCCCTAGAAGAGATGTACCAAGACGCAAAGTACCTCTACGACCTTATTCTAAGGGACTATAGCGAAAACTAACCCATTACCCCCCCCAAACAACAAATCATTTACTCTCTTATGGAAAATCTTACTGACCCGACTGAAAAAGACCTTGAACGCCCTGTTTTTGAGGCAATCTGGCAAGCAATCAAGGGCTGGGATATTGAACGCGAGTATGGTGCAGGCCGCGCGGGAGCCACAGGAACGGATGTAAAGACTATCCTGAACGCGATAGAACCCTTCTTAAAAGAAAGACCCCTCTAATCTATTCTCTCTTGGTATATGACCTGCGAACACACCGACTACGATAATAAGCGAGACTGCGAGGAAGAAGCCGAAATGATGTGCATGTGCTGCTCTTCCAAGATGTGTGGCGAACACTCGCGCGGAAATTGTCCATTTGGAGGAATGGGCTTTATAGAGATTTGACCCCCTTACTAAAACAAAGAAAAGAAGATAACCTTATGGAAATACGATTCAAGGCAACACGAAGGAAGCATAGTTCAGGTTTCGGCCTCCTGGAAAAGAGCGGAGAGGGGCTTAGATATGACCAAGACCGAAACTCAAAAGACGGTATCTGGCTCTACCCGAAAAAGGGGGGAAGGATATTTATTGACCTAGATTACAAGACCAAAGAGTTCATACTTCACTTTCACGAGGAAGACTTCAGCGAAGCAACAATCTAACCCCACAAGAACTAACCTAACTACAGGGTTGCATTTAAGTAAGTAGTGTGCTACAAGGAGGGCAACGAGTCGGTACTGGCCTTTTTACTAACTGGCCCGAAAACTCCAGAAAACCTCCTGACTACGGGAGGTTTTCGTATTAAACAAAGGAAGGCAGCTCTCACCGCCTTCCGAATATAATAAACCACAACCAGACCAGTATGAGCATGGCCCACAGTCTCAACCGACTGCCCTAACGCTTCTCTGGTACTCGATAAAAGAAACCAAATAAGCGGGAAGGCAACCAACCTCGCGGTACGTCTTGAGGTCTTCTAGGGGCTTGTGGCTTGCTTTGCCATACACGCGGTTTGCGCGTAAGAACAGGGATTCTTCTGTGGCGTTCAACGTATCGCACGCTTCTTGGATACTCCACATGGCTCTCCTCCTATTTCTGACGAAAGTATAGCACTTGAAATAGTTATCAACACATGATAGCTGGACTTAACCGCACCTTCATTGTCTACTACTACTAGGTAGCGTTCTGACGGAGTAATTACCGAAGCAACGATAAACTGTCTGTGCCTTCCAACCTCCTAGTCCACACTCCGCCCGTCCAAAGATGCCGGACACGCTATCTACATACTTGAAATGAACAACTCCACCTTTCATGAAACCTATCGAACGACGAAAGAAAGTCGTTAGTGTACTTAGATGTTTGTGGTTAAGTTTGGATTCTCATTTAGACCCCGCTTCAGTTAAAGAAGACAACCCCTGCGCCACTTGTGGTAGCAGGGCGTTTCACTCTAAAACGGTCAAGGAGTACGCGTCGGCCATGAAAGACCTCGCGGATATACTGTGAAGCTATTTACCCCACTCGCTGACTGGGCGACGATTACGGGACTGCTCAAGTCGTGTTGTCCAGCGACAGTTTTCCTTACAGTAGTTCCCGTTCACATCTATACGGTCAAGGGTAAGACCCTTAACCCAAGTTTTCTCCATATCCTCTTTGAAGTTTACAAACTCTTTCCATCGTTCGTTGAACGATATGCCTCTACCGCCGTAAAACTTGTAATCCCATTTATTAGCGTTCGTGCAGCGTTGGCGCATATTCACCCACGCAATATATATAGGGATACGCTTGACTTCATTAGGAGACTTCCACTCGGAGTATGCCATGCGGTGTTTTATCCATGGGAGGGAGCATCCACAACTCTGGTTTTTTCCTCTCACCACATTTTGTTTTCTTCTTTCAACGCGATTCCCGCATTCGCACAAAAACTCCCAGACCTGTTTCGTGTCTTCTATTCTAACGAAACGAGAGGCCGTAAGTTTCCCAAGTCTTGTTCCCGTAAATGCAAGATAGTTTTTTCTCATATGCCTATATTACCACAGTTAAATATCAAGCATAAGTATGCGTAGATTGGTACTTGATATAGAAACTGCCCCGATTATAGGTGCTGTATGGGGCAACTATGAGCAAAACGTAGCTACGACTATAGAGGATTGGTACATACTAGGAGTGGGGTATAAGTGGGCGCATTTAAGTACGGTGTATTGGAAGGGGTTGCCGGACTTTCCTCTCTACAAGAAAGAGCCACACAACGATAGAGAGTTAATGATATTTACGAGGGCGCTGTTAGATGAGGCTGACGTTGCGATAACTCAGAACGGTATCGCGTTTGATATGAAGAAGTTGCGTATGCGTATGCTCTACCACGGGCTACCACCTTTCAATGAGCCAAAACAAGTAGATACTAAGCGGGTGTTGAAGAAGCACTTTGCCTTCGCGTCTAATAAGTTAGATGAAGTTTCCCGCCAGTTGTTCGGAGACAGAAAGTTAAAACACCCAGGTATAGAGATGTGGGTAGGCTGTATGAACGGAGATATGAAGTCGTGGGCCTTAATGGGCAAGTATTGCAAGAAAGATGTTCTTCTTACTGAAAGACTGTACGAGACACTTCTACCATATATAGACAACCACCCGAACTGGAACTTATACGGAGATAGACCTGACTGTTGCCCGAACTGCGGCCACGCGGGTATTAGGAAGTCTGGGTTTAGATATAACGTCTCTACCGTCCAACAAAAGTTCGTATGCGGCCGATGTAAGCACATCTTCGCGGGAGAGTCAGTAAAGCGTACCAAACTAAAATGAACGAGTATCCCTACATAGTTGCTCTTACTCTGGGAATCGCGGCGACTGCCTGTCTTTCTATATTCATTTGGACTTCACTACACCCCCTATAGAGTTTCAGGTGCTACATGAACCTGGGGAAACGATTTAACGGTAGGAGGTTACCTTCTGTTGCTTTTTAGCATTACAACTACGACATAAGGTTTGTAGGTTTGCGTCGTTTGTTAGACCACCAAGTACAACAGGAACTATGTGGTCTATAGTTAAACTCTCTCTGGTGTCACACGCTAGACATTTGTGACCATCTCGACAGAGAACCCTGTCTCGGATTGTTTTTGTCACAAACCCAGCGACCTTAAGGCCAGCATATATTTTCTTTTGGCTCTTAGTGCGTGTGTTTAATATCGTTTGCCGATTTTCCGGGCGAGACCTCCATTTATTGTTCCATTCCTCTTGTCTCTTTCTGTACTCAGGTTTCTCTCTGTGCCTTTTTATATTCTCTTTTACACACCCTCTACACCAATAGGAAAGACCGCCTTTAGATTTTTTGTCTATATAAAAATCACTACAGTTTAGGGTGTTTTTACACTTTGAACAGGTTCTCATTCACTTACGGTAGCATATCCTAACTTACGAGCGCAAGTCCACTGGTTTCCCCGTCCTTCTTTAAGTTCAGATACCAAGAAGTCTATAGCAAACCGTGGGTCGTATGCCTGGCTAATAGATATACTAGGGTGGTAGTCGTCGTATATCTGCACTAAACCCCTAGAATGGCCGCTATCGCCTAGTGCGCGGGGGTTCCAGGCACTTTCACACTTAATAACAGACAACACCACCACGGGGCTTACAGAGGCTTGTAGAGCCTTCTCTGTAGCATATGCAATCATATCCTCCTTAGTGTGGAGGTCAGGTCGTAGCGGTGCAGAAGCCTTCGCTGGGACAGCGAATAGTACAAAAAACGTTATTCCTGCGGTAAGTAGAAGTGCAAGTTTTATGTTGGGGCCGTTCCTTTGGGCAAAAGGAATAGGCCAAGGGGTTTCGGAGTAGCCCTCGTTGGTTATTTACCAGCAAACTCTTTCGTAGGGTCTCCCTTATTGGAGAAGTAGAAGGAGAATGCCATCGCTGCGAGCATCATGAAGTCTTTTGGTTCCACCATGCCCAGTGCGGTCAATACAACGACCGCACCGGCCATGAGAATAAATACTATTTTGGATGCGGATATGTTTTCCACGGAAATAAGTGTACTACAGGTGAAGAGGATGTGAAGCAAGTTATACACACCCTAACGTCCGTATTTCTTCTTAAGTACCCAGAGAGCCAAGGAGAGCACAGGTTCTCTTAAGTCGCGTTTCAAGGCTGAAACAGCATCTTCGTAAGGTACAAGTGTGCCGTGAGGCATCTTCTTGGCTATCTTGCCGTTGTACTCTAGTGGCTCGCACCCGTTGTAGCCGTTATCGTAGTTCTTAATTTCATAGTAAAACCCGTCCTTCTTGAAGGTGCCATTTGCGTCTCGAAGGTACTTCTTACCTTTTGTTATATTCTTTACTTTAATACAAGGTCGTCTTTGAAGGTGGAGGTGTGTACCAGCGCGACTTCCTGCGAGCTTTTCTTCCTTCGTTATTCTTCGCCCGTTTGAGAACACCATACCCTTATTCCCAGCGAGCGCAGCAGTATCTCCTACTCCATAGGTCTTACCTATCTCTACAGGCATAAGGTTAGGGTGGCCGTAGATAATCTCATCTACCTCTCCGTCTTGCTCAACAATTGTACAAGTTCCGGTGTACTTCTCCGGGTCTTTATTACTCTCGTTTAACTTTGAGTACACATACGACTTAGCGATAAACGGTACTTCCTCGTTCCACGAGAAACCGAAGTCGTCTGCCGGATGGCCTTTAAGGGGTGCGTAGACTGCAGGATTGCCTCCGAATCCTTGAGTACGTCGAGAGAGCGCGCAAGGGAGGTAGTATTTCATGTTTATCTTTTTACTTCAGATAGTCTAGGCGGCTTGTTTGGTAGTCGTTTTTCTTTATCTTGTCCTAACAACGGAAGTCCCGCAGCCGCACCAAACGCCTCTATAGGCATCTTCTTCATCTCGGGCTTCACATCTATCTCCATCCACTTCACGCCCTGGGGGTCTTTATCCCCTCCATTTACATTGACAAATCCCAACCATTTAGATAGGATACTTTTATGAGCAAAATAATAGACTTGACTGGACAGAAGTTTGGACGATTGAAGGTTCTGGGTCTTGTGTATTCCGAGAGGCGCGGAAGCCTTTTCGAGTGCTGTTGCGATTGCAAAAAACGCACTATGGTATGGGGCTACAACCTTCGGAATGGTCATACGACTTCGTGCGGGTGCGCGAGAGCCGATGCGATGCGGTTGTCTGCTACTAAACACGGAATGTACGGAGACCGATTTTATAACATCTATCGTCAAATTATTCGGAGATGCACCGAAAAGACGCATAAAGCTTACCCGAACTACGGAGGAAAAGGAATACAGAACCTTTGGGAATCGTTTGAGGAGTTCAAGCAAGATATGCTGGAATCGTACCTGCGCCATGTAGAGATGTTTGGCGAAGAAAACACTACGATTGACCGTGTTGAGAACACCGGACACTACCGCAAAACTAACTGCCGATGGGCTACTTGGGAGGAACAGGCGCGTAATAAGTCGTACCCACCTAAGACTGTCTCTATAAAAAGAAACTCCCGCAAGTTTGACTGCCCGTACTGTGGAGCTGGGACTGGTGTATCTCACAAACTCGGTTGCAAAGAGATTGAACGCCTGGAATCTGGGAAGCGCGTTGTTAAGTACAACAGGAAAGAGGTTGTATAAAGTCATATTATTGTTCATCACTAGACAAGCCTAGGCCAGTCAGTCCTGCACCAATTCCGTACATGGTTTTTTTGTCTGTATCCCCAAACAGACGCTTTGCTTGTCGACTTTGGTTGTATATGTCTCTAAACTCTGGGTCTGATAGGTTTCCTTTCCCAATCTCGTTCGTGCGTCTAATGCTATCTAGTACCAGGTTTCCATTCAAAGTCCCTTCATCTAACATAATCGGCTTCCCGTTTTTTGTACCCCAATTTCGTATCGCGGCCATATCACCCCAAAGAGGGCTATAGTTCATTAAGTCGTCGCCTGAATACCCGTACCTGTCTAGTATGTCAACAGCCTTCTGAACCTCTTTGTAGTGTGCGTCAGAACCACCAACCTTACCGTTCAGGCTTATTATATTTAGTTTCTTTAGTTCGTTCACCATAGCCTTAGTATTTTCATCAGGCTTACCCACGAACTCTTTTACTACATAGTTCTTTCCTTGCTCTATGGTCTTTGGTATTAATCCAGCGTCTTCTGCGTAGTAATCGGTAGAAGATACGTTTTGTGTGAGGCCACGCGGATTCTTTGCCACCTTCAGGACATCGCCATTAGGTAGCAGATAAACGTCTCTATCTGAACCACCGAAAGACAACTTTTCTAGGTTAGGTATGTCAAAGCGTTCACGAGCAACAGTCTCACCAAGGTCTACTCGTGTCTGGGTTGCCTCATTCCAATCCTTACCTATCGGCGGTTGGCCATCGCGTAGACCTAGCTTTTCAGACTCACTCTTCACCCTATTGGCGAAGTCGGGGATGTTTATATGAGTGTCTTTTGAGGGTTTTGCTTCTACATAAACATCAGTCACTCTATTGCCGTTATCCACTTTGTAGAACGAGCCTGTCTTTTCCTGTACTTCGCCAAATTGCGCCGCGTATTTCTTGTCTGGTGTCCAAAACTGCCTACCTTCATCAGAACCGCCTTGATACAGTGTTATGTTGTCCTCTTTTCGTATTACTGGCATATCTGTATACGCCCCCTCGTCTGAGAACTTGCTCTTCTGCCAAACATTTACAGTTTCTGGGGTCCCGTCACCTTCACTCAACATTTTCCTAATCAAATCCTTCTCCGCTTGCTTCAGGTCAGGGGAGTTAGTAAGGTCTTCTATGAACTGGCGGGAGACGGTAGTTCTTCCCTTTAGTTTCTCTAGGAGTTTGGTGGAGAGGTCTTGGAAGCCTTTGAAAGAGTCTGAAGGAACTCCTCCCTTAGCTTTTTTTGATATATCTTCCAGTTGAAGTCCTACACGCGGGTTCTGTATATAGTTGGATATGTAGTCCTCCGTCGCTTTTCTCCCTTTACTCCCCAAGAGTACATCTCCAGGGAATACTGGGTTTTCGCCGTCTTGGAGACCTTGTAAGAACTTTTGTACCTGCCCGCTCGGAGACTTTTCAAGCTTCTCAAGTATTTTGAGGTTCCTTTCTAGCTGCTTTTGTAATTCAACGGAGTCTAGGGTCTTTTTACGGATGTTTGTGTTTCGTAGGACAGTAGACAAGAAAGCCCGAAGAAGGCCACCCGTGGCAATGTCAATACCAACGCCAACTGCTTCCCCGGCACGCCCTAGAATACCTGGCTCTTGTATTCGGTTTTCTAACCTATGTACACTATCAGCCATCTTGTCTACGAGTTCTTTAGTCTTTATGAGGTCGCTGGCCTTCTTATCTGCCGTCTTTGCCGCATCATCAGCGAGGAAAGACCGAGCCGTGTCCTTAAGACCTTGGCGAGTGTTCTCGAATGCTTGCTTATTCAAGCCTACCATCAGCTCTCCGTTCTTCTTATAGGCGTTTAGGGCAGAGCCGTGCTTGCGTGCGAGTTTGTTTATTTCGTCAGGAGTCAGTCCTGTACTTTTCAACTTTTTAGCCATCTCACGAATTTCTAGCTCTCCCTGCAAGTCTCGTGTTGCCTTGTAGTACTTTTGGAGTTGTACTATCGCATCATTTACATAGTTTACTTTGCGAGAAAGCTTGCCCTCCTCACTCTTTATTACCCTGGAGAGACTACTGCCCTTCTGGGGGACAGGGTTTCTAGCAAGAGACTCATCAACCTTTGAAAGTTCACTCTTGATTTCTCGGTCAATTACCCCTGACAGGTCTTTATATGTCTTGGCTCCTTTAGTCTGTACGTCTTCCAAAGCCCTAGTAGCAGTCTGTGTTTGTCTCTCAGTCCCAGGAACAATTCTACCTATAGCCTTTGCCTTCTCAGCGGCCAACTGTTCGGCTGTCTTAGCACCTATACGAGAGACAACAGCCGGTACCGCTGCGCCAAGAGCGGTTCCAAACCCAGGTGTAAACGGGTTTTCCTTATTCCCTGACATTCCAGACCCAACATCTACGCCGTATCCCAAAGCAGCACCGGTTCCTATATTTGCTATTGTGGACGCTGCCTTTTCTCCAAGAGCAGGAGCGACGGCGCGAAGTCCTATAGAAGCACCACGGGCGGCAGTACCGACAGGAGCGAAGAATAAC